GTGGCTGGCACAAACAAACTGAGTGATAAAAAATTAAGATCGCTTCTCGGCGTAAAGCGGGATTCAGTAATTACCATTGCGGATGGTGAAGGATTAAGCATCAAAGTATCCATGATGGGGTGCATTAGTTGGGTTTTCTCTTATCGTCTTGGTGGGCGTGGGAGCAAGTTAGAGCGCATTGTTCTTGGGCGTTACCCTGACATGTCGTTGAAAATGGCTAGGGAGAAGAGGGAACTATGCCGAAAATGGTATGCGGACGGGCTGAATCCACGACTTGAATTAGAACTTAGCGCAGAAGAAAACCTTAACCCCGTAACTGTCCATGATGCCCTTGAATATTGGCTAATTCATTACGCAAGAAAAAAACGTAGTGACGAGGAACTGGTGCGGGCGCAATTACGTAAGCATATTTATCCGCGTCTTGGCCACTATCCGTTATCCCGGTGTGAAACGCGTCACTGGGTGACATGTTTTGATGAAATTAACCAGTCCAGGCCAATCACTGCCGGGCGAATGTTCCAGATTTGTAAACAGGCCTTAAGATTCTGCAAGGTTCGCCGTTATGCCTCATGTGATGCCCTGGCTTTTATGACAATCCAGGATGTAGGGCAACCATCGGGGCAGCGTGATAGGGTGCTGTCAGATAGTGAGTTAGCTGATGTATGGCGGTGTACTTATAGCGATGAACAGCAATTTTATTATCTTCGTCTGCTTAAGTTGCTTGTGCTGTTTGGGGCGCGAACAATGGAAGTAAGATTATCCCGGTGGAGTGAATGGGATTTTCAGTCATGGATTTGGACGGTTCCTAAAGAACACAGCAAAACTCGTGAAAAAATAGTTCGTCCAATTCCAGAGGGCATTCGCCCATGGATTGAGGATCTAAAAAAAGAAACGGGAAAAACAGGAATTGTACTGGGTGAAGAACGTTCCCGCCAGGCTGCTTCGCTTAAAGGGCGTAGGCTATACAAAGATTTTCATCATAATGAGCCATGGACGCTTCACGATTTGCGCAGAACATTTTCTACAGGTTTAAATAATATGGGTATTGCGCCACATATTGTAGAGCTTTTACTTGGTCATGCATTGCCGGGGGTGATGGCTATTTATAACCGTAGTCTGTACTTACCTGAGAAAATGGATGCGTTGAATAAGTGGTATGGCCGATTAGAACTTCTGGCGGGTAATCATCAAAATGTGGTGCTGTTACCTGTATCGAATAGAGGTTAAACTGATATTACGGGCATAGGTCGGCCAACCGAAAAGCGGGAAACCCTACCCGCCTGGCTCGTAAAGTATTTAGGGCGTTGAGGGTAGCGCAATGGCTAACGACATTAAAATTCCTTTTCAGTATTGCAACATTGAGCGTGCATCAAGATTGCTGGGTTGCGAGATTAGCGATCTCGTGAATTTAGGTGTTACTAAAAAAATAGCTTTATGCCTAAATTTATTTGATGCTCGCGCTGTTTTATATATGAATACTGATAGCAAGTCTGCAACTGCTTGGTTTGATACCAGAAATGCAAAATCGACCACATCACTGATGGGGAACAATATTACTGAATACTCTAGGTTTCATCTTTTCAGATACAATTATAACGAGGAGACAGATGAAACTATACACGCGCCTTTATTCGGTCAAGACTCAGAAAACGGATGCTTTAGCTCTATTGGTAGGGCTTATGGATTGTGGCGCCTTTGGAGTGGGCTGGAAGAACTACAAAATTTTGGAGAGTATTCCCTAAGTGGTTTTGAATTAACCCCGTGTCATCCAGAAACTGATAATCCTGCCGTACAACTTTTAATGGTTGGTGAAGATAGTGATTATGATGAAGAAGACGATCAAATATTAAAGAATAATATTTCTATAAATGACTTGTGGATTACCGCTCATGATATAAGGCGACTTCTTGACTGTGGTGGCGATTATTTTACGCTAACAGATAATTTTGAATCTGTAGAACCTCACAAGATGAATGGCAATGAAATTGTGCACCATTCTGCTGAAAGACATGCAAGAAATCGAGAGCAAATTTTAATGGTTGCTATGCGTTTTAAAGAAGAGCAACAAAATACTTTTAATGAGACCTGCAGAAAAAACGATGGAACGATTAACTATTCTGCTTGGGCTCGTGAGTTGATCGCCAGACCTGATTGGTTCATTAATAGTGAATTGCCAATAAAAACAGAAACAAAAATAGCAGCAATTTTAAGTAATGCTCATAAGAGGCCGAGTGAAAGGTCGCAGTAAGCCTTACTCATATACTCCTAAGCATACTGATATATTTATAAGCATTATCAGTATGTTTCTATGATTACTACTGTGTTTTAATCCAGTATTAAAGATTGCAAAATAGCCTCCGCAAGCATAGATACAGTGGAGGCAATATGACAAAAACCACATTCATTCCCCCAACTCCAGAACAACGCCGGGCGCTTCTTGAAGAATACGGTTTTGAATTTGATCGCCGTATCCGTGAAAAGGAATGCCAGGAAATCACCAGTCTGTCGCGCTCAACTCGCTTCAAAATGGAAAATGAAGGGCGTTTCCCGCCTCGTTGTCATTTCGGGCGCAATAGCTGTGCGTGGCTTCTCTCTGATGTGCTTTGGTGGGTTCGTAACCCACCTGCTGTAGATAAAGTCAATAATCCGTACGGTAAGAAAGCCGCATAAGGGGGGAGTTATGACACATAAAACAAAGGCGACCGGGGGCGGTCGCCAATGGGAAAACACTAAACATAAGCCCGAACATCATAGCGATTTGCTGGCTGGTGGGCAATGTGATCAGTGTGCTGGCTTGCTGGTGGGCTATCAGCTTTTTGACTCAATGCCGCGTTTATCTAATTCGCGTCGTAAAAGCCTTTTGATCCATCCAGATCGGTTATCGTCGCCATCTTCTTTCATGGCAATACTTAAACGCTCGAACAAATCTGCGTCTAGGCGTAGTTGTACGGAAAATCTTTCTTTTTTGTTGTCATTGGTTGACATGGTAAACCTCTGTAGTGATAATGCCATTAAGGTGACAATGTATACCAATGACACCACAAAAACAACGCCCCGCAGTGGTGGCACACATGCAGGGCGTCTAACCACCAACGATAACGAGAGTATCGAGGTAGCTATGCTAAATCATATCACACACCCGCAAGGGCGGGACTCGCACGACCTGAATAAATACATCTGGCGTTTTATCGCCCTGAGCACGGCACAACCGCGCGTGATTACCATCGAGGCCACCAGCGAACAGGAAGCACGCCAGCAATCCCCGGCTGGATGCGTGATGGTATTCGCTGCCCGTATTCGTCAGGAGGTGCGCCATGTGCAATAAAAACACGCCGGACGCAGCAGGCGAAGCCATCAAAACGCTGATGCGCGCGCTGATTGATATTTCACGCACGGCAGCAACCGCAGAAAAACACATTACCAGAGAGACGGAATATACAGGGGCGATAATCCCCCATTCGCTGGCCTACGCACAGCTTACCGCTGATATGGCACTTAATGAGGCTAAAGCCATCCTGATTGCTGATTGTGAAAATGGGGGGGGTTATGCGTGATGATCGTTTTAATGCCCTGAAACAGGAATTTGATGGCGCACCGGAAGATACTGAGATTGCGCTGTTATGTGTTGCTGACATGGTAAAAGCTGCATGTTTTTTACTGGAAACCGCCGAACATTCAGGAACGGGTAGCGATATTCTCAATATTGCGTCGGACTATGCGGAATATGTTGCAGAGGTGCGTTACAGAAGAAAATTCCCGGAGGATGTAAGCCATGCATAATCATGAATCGCACTTACCTGTCGTGCTGAATGTGCCGTCAGATTATACGGGGAGCGTTTTGATATTCCTGGATAAAGGGAAAGTGAAATCACAATGCCGTCTTAGAAATAATGAGGTTGTTGGTTCTCTGGCTTTTTTTTCTGAAGCCTGTATTCGTGCCGGAATAAAACCGGAATCACTGACAGGAAAATAAAACCATGAAAAAGAAAATTTCTGGCTTTACTGCCAGCGGCCCCGCTCGGCCTGAAATCCGCCCCGGCGATATTTTCCGGGATAACTACGGCGGCACGGTAACGATTAAAAGCGTGGCGGGACGGTGCGTTACTTACCGCCGTGATGGGTACGGCTATGACTGCGTGATGCCTGTTTATCAGTTCCGGCGTGATTTTTCACTGATACAGGCCACGCCATGCAAACAGCCCACCAGCAACGCAAAGGCACGGGCGAACATTCAGAAAATGAAAAACATGATTAACGCATTCAGGGGTAAAAAATGAAACTGGCACCGAACTTAAAAAAACAGTCACACGACAAAATGACCGAAGTCATTATTTTTGCGGGTAGTGATGCCTGGGCGCACGCGAAACAATGGCAGGAGCAGGACGGGCGGCTTGCTGGCGACAATGTTCCGCCTGTATGGCTTGGAGACAGCCAGCTTGACGAACTGGCAGACCTGAAAATTATCGACGATGGTCGCTATTGTGTCCGGCTGTACAAGGCAGGCCACATCAAGCCGTCAAATATTAATGCCATCGGGCAAAAGCTGGCGGCGGCAGGTGTACAGGATGCGAGATATTACCCTGAGGGAATGCACAGCCAGAAGCGGGAGGAGTGGCGCGAATATCTGGAGCGTGAGCGCCAGAATCTTTCTGATGGTCTGGTTATTCAGCTTCCTGTTAAGAAAAAAACAGAAGACAGCGCCGCACCACTGGCGCTTAACCAGATGGGAGCAAGCCAGCGCGGCGAAGTTCTCCTGGCCCATTATGGCGGTGAACTGGCAATCAATGCGGACTCTGACACAGTTCACCACTACAACGGCGTTGTATGGGAGCCGGTACAGGATAAAGAGTTACAGCGGGCTATGGCGCAGATTTTTATTGATGCGGAGATCAGTTATTCGCAGAACGCCATCAAATCGGCGGTCGATACCATGAAGTTAAGTTTGCCCGTAATGGGGAATACCGCCCGTAACCTGATTGGATTCAGTAACGGTGTTTTTGATACCCGGACAGGCGATTTTCGGGAGCATGACAAAAACGACTGGCTGTTAATTGCCAGTGAATTACCGTTCAGCCCACCAGCAGAGGGGGAAACGCTGGCAACGCATGCGCCGAATTTCTGGAAATGGTTGCGCCGTTCGGTGGCAGAGAATGACCGTAAAGCGGATCGCGTACTGGCGGCGTTATTCATGGTGCTGGCGAACCGATACGACTGGCAGTTATTTCTTGAGGTAACGGGGCCGGGTGGAAGCGGTAAAAGCGTAATGGCGGAGATTTGCACCATGCTGGCGGGTAAGGCCAACACGGTATCGGCAAGCATGAAGGCGCTGGAAGATGCCAGGGAACGCGCGTTAGTGGTTGGCTTTTCGCTGATTATCATGCCGGATATGACCCGCTACGCTGGTGATGGTGCAGGAATTAAGGCCATTACAGGCGGTGACAAGGTGGCAATCGACCCGAAGCATAAAGCCCCCTACTCAACACGCATTCAGGCGGTCGTGCTGGCGGTGAACAATAACGCCATGTCATTCAGTGACCGCAGCGGGGGGATCTCACGTCGTCGGGTGATATTCAATTTTTCGGAGGTTGTACCGGAAAACGAACGCGACCCCATGCTGGCAGAAAAAATAGAAGGAGAGCTGGCGGTTGTGATTCGCCACCTGCTTACTCGTTTTTCTGACCAGGACGAAGCTAAACGCCTGCTGTATGAGCAGCAGAAATCAGAAGAAGCTCTGGTGATAAAACGCGAGGGCGATTCGCTGGTGGACTTCTGCGGCTATCTCATGTCGTCGGTAATGTGTGATGGTCTGTTAGTGGGTAATGCCGAAATTATTCCGTTCAGTCCGCGCAGGTATCTTTATCACGCCTATCTGGCATATATGAGGGCACACGGATTCGGTAAACCTGTAACACTGACGCGCTTCGGTAAAGATATGCCGGGGGCAATGGCGGAATATGGCAGGGAGTATATGAAACGGAAAACGAAGCACGGTTTGCGTTCAAATGTGACCCTGACAGAGGATTCAGAAGACTGGATGCCATCATGTACATCGGTCACAAATGACGATGGAAAAAATTAAACTTATGGAATAACTGTTCACCACTGTTCACCCTGTCATAAATGTCTTTTATATCAGTACATTATAGGGTGAACAGTTATTTGTGAACTGTTCACCAAACTATTCACTGTTCACCTTTTTGATTATTTATTGAGCTTTAAGGGTGAACAGTGGTGAACAGTTGGTGAATAGTTTTTGTGAAACTGTTCACCCTTTAACATCATGAATAAAAAGGGAAAATCGCAAAAGGTGAACAGGTGAAGGGTTAAAATGCAAAAATTTTATTTTATTGCTGTGAGGTAAAGCCTGTGACAACGAAGCACGCAAAAAAAACCACAATCTCACGCCCTTGATTTGACAGAACACTGGCTGAGGGTGGCAATAAAAATCATCGACCGCAACGCGGGAGAGGGATACGCGAAAGCACATCCCGAACTGATAAGCGCATTCATGACCACAGCGGCGGCAAACTTTGCCACGCTGACAGAACGGGAGATAGCCGAAGCGGAACAGGTGACAACCATCAACGTTAAAACCGGAGAGCAGACAGCATGACAGCACAGATAGCGGCTTACGGGCGGCTGGTGGCTGACCCGCAGTTAAAGACCACCAGCAAGGGGACACAAATGGCGATGGCGAGTATGGCGGTTCCCCTGCCGTGCAGCCAGGCAGATGACGGAACGGCGACGATGTGGCTATCCGTCCTGGCGTTTGGCAGACAGGCCGACGCACTGGCAAAACACCGCAAAGGCGAACTCGTGAGCGTGGCGGGTAACATGCAGGTAAGCCAGTGGACAGGCCAGAACGGCGAAACGCGGCAGGGCTGGCAGGTCATCGCAGACAGTGTAATCAGTGCGCGGACGGCGCGACCGGGCGGCAAAAAAGGCCAGCAGGGCCAGGCTACTGACGCACTGAACAGGGCAAAACAACAGGCGGGAAATGATGATCCGTACGGGGATAACATACCGTTTTAAGCAACGAGTGACAGAAGCCGGGATTTTTCCCGGCTTTTTTGTGCGTAAAAAAAATCCCCCGGGATGTGGTTCCGGGGGATTTCATGCCGCTAACGTGATTAATGCTGAATGAGTCTGTGGTACAAGGAGTAAAACCACGGCATGATAATTTCATGATTTGCAACAACAGTCAATATCATTGCAAAAAATGCAACTATGATTAAAATCATGACTGACTTTTCGTTATGTTTGTTTTTTAGTCAAAGAGGAATCTCATTTATGGGAACACAGAAGCCGGGCGGTGTATCCGTGTACATCAGCCCCGATATTATCGCCGCACTTAATGCGCGCTTTGAGGAGAACGCAGAGGCAGGAAAAAAAATCGGCCTTGATCCGTTGTGCATGGTGAAGCCGTCAGTCGGCTGGATGGTACGCAGTCATTTACGTGCTGCGCTTGGTATGAATCAGCCTCATGGGGGTGAGTAATGACAGATAAGGCGCAACCACTGAACACAAACCAGCTTTTTTCCTATCTGAATCGTCCTGATGTTGATGATTTTAAATTCAACCCGCTGTTTACCACGTTATTTTTCCCTAACGTCGCAACCTTCGATACACAGAAGATTATGTTAGATGATCTGGAAAATGACGAAGTAACCATGTCGGCATTTTGTTCGCCGATGGTGGGTAGTCAGGTTCAGCGTGATAAAGGGTACGAAACAAGCATTATCCAGCCTGGCTACATGAAGCCAAAACACGAAATCGATCCATCAAAAACCATTATGCGTGTTGCTGGTGAAGATCCGGCAGCACTCAACAGCCCGTCTTATCGTCGCCTCCGCCTCATTACCGGCAATCTTCGCCGTCAGGTAAAAGCCATCAAAGCCCGTGTTGAATGGCTGGCGGTAAATGCAGTCACTACCGGAAAAAATATCATTGAGGGCGAAGGCATAGAACGCTACGAAATCGACTGGAGGATGCCAGCAAACTGCATTATCCAGCAGGGGCCAGGGAAAAAATGGTCTGAGCAGGATAAAGAGACGCATGATCCGACAGATGATATTGAACTGTATACCGAACAGGCTGAGTGCCCCGCGAACGTCATGATTATGGGGGCGAATGCCTGGCGATTGTTACGCAGCTTTAAAAAATTCCGGGAACTTTATGATTTGTCCCGGGGGTCAGAGTCTGCGGCAGAGCTGGCGTGTAAAAACCTGGGCGAAGTGGTGAGCTTTAAAGGCTACCTGGGAGATCTGGCGCTTATTGTTTATTCCGGTAAATACACCGACAGCGACGGCACAGAAAAACATTTTCTTGATCCTGATTTGCTTGTTCTGGGGAACACCAGCAATAAAGGACTGGTAGCCTATGGGGCAATTATGGATCAGGACGCGGTAAGAACTGGCACAACACGAAATATGTACTACCCGAAAAACTGGATTGAGCCAGGCGATCCGGCGATTGAGTACGTGCAGACGCACAGCGCACCGCAACCGGTTCCGGCAGATATCCGCAAATTTGTTACCGTGAAAATTGGTTAACGGGGGATTTTTATGGGCGTTCCATATATTGAATTATTTTCCGGTACACAGCAGGTTTCCACTACGCTGGTGCACTTTGCCGCTGATGCCGGAGCTATTCCCGAGTTTACCCCGCTGATGATGACGGAGAACGGCGAGTTTAAGGCGTGGGACGGTCAGGAATCAGGCAAGGCCATTTATCTGACCTCCTACCCCCTGGACACGGCAAAGCAAAAATCCGCACAGTGTTACAAGACAGGGATTTTTAATATTGCCGCCGTTAACTGGCCTGAAAGCGTCACTACAGACGTGAAGAAATGCGCAGCTTTTGCGGGGTCAGGTATATCAGTTCAGCCACTGGCGCGATAATTACGGGGGGGGGGATATGCCAAAGAATGAAGCCGTTATGTCGTTAATGCTTGCCAGAAAATTTCCTGTTGAAGCCAGGGCAATGGCAGATGAAGGGATGCCGCTTTATGAAGCCAGAAGTAATCTTGAGGCTCTGGATAGGCAGGATAAAAATCGCGTCAACGCTATCATGGCTCTGAGTGACGCACCTGAATATCAGCCGTTATTGCGTGGCATGGCTAGCGTCTCGCGTCTTGATGCAGATATGGCGAGCGAACTACTAAGCGCAATGATGAAACAGGATGCGACCATTTATGCAGATGCTGGTTATGCAGGTGAAGGTTATGATACGGATACCATCGATCGCATACTGAAAAACATCTGAGAAAGGCCGGAGCAATCCGGCCTTTTTTTTTTCACGGGTCCTTTCCAGGATCTGAAACACCGGGGGTACGTGTACGCGCAATTCTTAACTGTTTATGAAAATTTTTCAGGAAAAAGCATGTCGGTACTTCTCGCGCATAACTGTTTGTTTTTATTAAAATCAACCACCAGAAACATACGACATCATAAAGCCCAAAAATCCTGTTTTTTTGGCGTTTCATGTCGGAACTGGTTTTTGATAAGGAATTGATAGATGAATGTTAATAAAAATAATCTTGCGAAGATTTTTGGCGTCGATCCGCGCACGATTGAACGATGGCAAACGCAAGGGCTTCCCCATGTATCTGGTGGGGGTAAAGGTGTGGAAGTGACTTTCGACTCTGCACAGGTGATCGAATGGTATGCACAGAGGGAGAAGGACATCGAAAACGAAAAACTCCGCAGGGAGCTTGATGATTTACGTGCTGCTGGTGAATCAGATTTACAGCCAGGCACAACAGAGTACGAACGCTACCGTCTCACCAAAGCACAGGCGGACGGGCAGGAACTGAAGAACGCCAGAGAGGCGGGGGAAGTTACAGATACTGAGTTCGTTCTCTATGCGCTTCGTGGTCTGGCGCGCCAGATTTCTTCGATCATGGATAGTTTACCGCTCACAATGCAAAGGCAGTTCCCCGCGATGACTCCGGCAATGATCGAGGGCCTGAGGAAAGAAACAGCACGCGCCTGTAATGCGTGCGCTAAAACTGCCGATAACCTGCCCCGCATTCTGAAAGACTACCTGATGGAAACAACCGGAAACGTGCCGGAGAAATTACGGCAACAGAAAGGTGAGTGACAACCGCGCAATTATTGAACAAAACTGAGAAAGGATCTGATAACGTCATTTTTGGCCCAAAATGACCACTGTCAGATCCTTTCTTTTTTTGATGATTTTACCATTAAACAATGAGTTACAGAGAAGAAGAACGGATCTGACTTTTCCCGAAAAATTTTCATAAACAGTTAAGAATTGCGCGTATGGCTACCCCCGGTGTTTCATTTTCCAGGAAGGACCCGCCACAATTACGGCATTGTTTTCCATCACCACGGAGGCCATGACAATGACCGAAGCCGAAATGCTCAAAATGATTCGCCGTGCTGCCGGAATCAGACCACCAGCAGGCAAACAGGAGGCCACGCAGCCGGACAGCGTGATAGCCGAAAATTACGCGCGTGTGGTGGCTGAGGTGATGCGCCGTGACGGTATTGAGCTTAATGGCGTGGATATATGCAACATACGCACCAGAGTTCTGGAGATGTTGTCGTACCGTCGCCGCGTGCAGATGTACCAGGAGAAAGAAAAAATTACGTACCAGTGGAAGAAGCCTGAGCGGTTGCGGCGGTAATCGGTTAATTTTTACAAAGCCCTTTTTCGGGCTTTGGCCTAACCTGCTGATATTTTCGGAAACCTCGATTTGAGGAGACCGGAACGTCTACATAGCTGCATCACCGTAATGATGATTTGGCCCACCAGCAACCATAACGATTTCCGTTACAGTTGATGTGCTTTTTTGCTGGTAAGGCGTAATCCGTTGATTGTTCCACAAACCTCAATTTGAGGAAGCCGGAAAACTCACCCGCCAGATTCTGAATGGTGAAAATCACCAGGAATCTGAATAGGCATTTCCTCTATGGAGGTCGCACCGTTTTCGGGAGAAGGTGCGATCATGTTCGTCATACCGGTTCCGTTGAAATGAAATAGCCCTGTATGGGCATCATCACCATGCAGGGGATCAAAATCTCTGTAGCTTCATGTTGCCGGGACCGCCAGCCTCGCCAAATTTTTGCGTTTGTGAAAAACGAAAATTATTACGTGCTTTGCCCTCTCCTGTTTCTGATGTTGTATACTCGCGGCCTTCTAATTGTGCTGGTGCTTTTTTGAGATTGTGGCGCTGTGTATCGATCCGTATATCATTCGGTGTATCACTTTTGATAAATTGCTACGTGTGAATTTGTTTTTAACTGACAAAAATCAGTGGGTTATGTGAATCATGAAACATATTGTAGAAGTAATGATCCCCGAAGCGGAGATTAAAGCGCGTATCGCCGAACTGGGTCGTCAGATTACTGAGCGTTACAAAGACAGCGGCAGCGATATGGTGCTGGTAGGCCTGCTGCGTGGCTCATTTATGTTTATGGCGGACCTGTGCCGTGAAGTTCAGGTATCTCATGAAGTCGATTTTATGACCGCCTCCAGCTACGGTAGCGGCATGTCCACCACCCGCGATGTGAAAATCCTCAAAGATCTGGATGAAGATATCCGTGGCAAGGACGTGCTGATTGTTGAAGATATCATCGACTCGGGTAATACACTGTCGAAAGTGCGTGAAATCTTAAGCCTGCGCGAACCGAAGTCGCTGGCGATTTGTACGCTGCTGGATAAACCGTCCCGTCGTGAAGTGAACGTCCCGGTAGAATTTATCGGTTTCTCGATCCCGGATGAGTTTGTGGTGGGTTACGGCATTGATTACGCTCAGCGTTACCGCCATCTGCCGTACATCGGCAAAGTAGTGCTGCTGGACGAGTAA